GTTCAATCATAGAATCATTAAATGTGATTTTATATATGAATGCGAGGTAATCGAATGAACACAGAGAAGAAACTGAAATATCTTTTTGATCACGGTTGGGAGCCACGGCAGTACAATGTCATGAATCAAACGGATGTTGTGTGGTGTTTTCAAGTTAGTGATGGATTCAATACTCTGGAGTCAACGCTTAATATGGTTGAAATAAACAGATTTGAATTTAAAAACTTGATCATGCATTGCGAGTATACTGATAAGCGGATAAAACGGGAGCTTGAAAGAATTGGTAAATGGAATCTAAAAGAGGCTCGGTAAAAGATAGGCACCTTAAAGGGTGCTTTTTGTTTGGGGTAAATAATCTAAGGATGATATATGATGAAACTCAGTCATCAATGTGCTGCATTCGGATGCCATCAGCTAATACCGATTGATCAAACGTATTGCCGATCACATGAAGCAAAGCAACAGAAAATGGACAAGCACGAACGCTCAAGCATCCATAAGAAATATAATGAACATCGTTATGATGACGAGAACATTGTGTTCACACGTTTCTATAAGAGTCGATCCTTCAGGAAGATAAGACCAACTGTTAAGGCAAGAGCAAGCGGACTTTGCCAAGAGTGTTTGAAGCAGGGAAAGATTCGTCCGGGGAAGATTGCCGATCATATCGTTCCGATCCGAACAGGATACGGTTGGCTACATCGATTGGACTTAGACAATCTTCAGTGGCTGTGCCAAGACTGTCACAACAAAAAGACAGCGAAGGAAAAGAAGGATAAAAGCCATGATCAGGCAATTTATTTATGATCAGATTCACATGACCGATGGTGAAAAGCTCATGAAATATTGGTGGCTGTATCTCTTGATCATTGTTTTAGTGTGGATGATTGCATTAATCTATTCAGCTATGAAAATAAAGAAATAATTTAATAGGGGGGGCGTTGTTTCCCAAACAAGGGGAACGACGTCCCCAGTTTCGGTGCGCGATTTTTTGGTTTTCTAAAACTTTTTCAAAATGGGGGTGGCGCATATGCCGCGAGGAGCAAAGAAAGGCAGTAATAATAATGGTGGCCGCAAATTGATGCCGCTGAAAAACAAGCAGTATACTCCTCCGGAACAGCGGAAAAAACGCGAAAAAGCAGAGAAATCCATGGAAGATTTAAAGACTGTTCGGGTGACGCCGCCGGATTATCTCGACGATGTGGCAAGGAAAGAATGGATGCGGCTTATTCCGGAAATTAAGAAACTGCCGCTTAAATTAGTCGACCAGTCACTGCTCGAACAGTTCTGCGTTTTCTATTCGACTTATGTTAAGGCCCACCAGGACATCTTGGATAATGGGATTGTCGTTGAAGGTGCTCGCGGTATGCAGAAGAATCCAGCGTATCCAATCATGTCCGATGCCGCCCGTTCGATGCGTCAATGCGGGATGGAACTTGGCTTCACGTTTAATAGCCGGATGCAGATGCTGATTCCAAAGGGCAATAAGAAGCCTGAAGACAATCCTTTTTCCAGTGGAATGTTTGGTGATATAAATGCCTGAGTGGAAGGATCCAGCTAGAGAGTATTGTGAAAAAGTCCTAGCCGGAGAAATTGTTGCTTGCAAGAAAATCAAGTTGATGTGCAAGCGGCAGATGAATGATTTGGATCGTCAGGGTGATGAAGATTTCCCTTATTACTGGGATGAAGACATAGCACAAAAAGGCGATCTTTTTATTCAGTCGCTTCCGGATGTCGATAAAGGTGTTCCGATTCCGCTCGCTCTTTATCAGCGGGCTCTTTTTCTTATGCTGATGGCCTGGCAGCGAAATGATGGCGGTAAGCGCTGGAGAAGAGCTGTCTATTCAGTCGCGCGAACCAATGCCAAGACACAGCTGGCCTCCTGGATAAGTACCTGGGAATTTCTTTATGGAACGCCCAAACATAACCGGCAGATTCTTTGCTGTGCTATATCCAATGACGTAGCGGAGCGGTTGCTTCGTTATTGTCAGTCTGAACTGAATTACATCGCTAAATTCAATGAAGATTTGGAACGAGCACTCAGCATCCGGGATAATGATGTGCAGATTAAATCGGCGAACACGTTCATGAAGAAAATCAGTAAGGACACGCATGGCATTGATAACTACCATGCGACGACGGCCGTCCTGGATGAATATCATTTGATTCGCAAAGATGATTTCACGGACAAAATCACCTCTGGCATGGTCGGCAACGATAAATCATTCTTTTTCATTATCAGTACAGCGGGTAAAGATATTAAGGTGCCGATGTATCAGCAATATCAGGGTCTTTGGCATAACATCATTACGGGCAAAGTTCTGATGGATGATTATTTCGTGGCCATTTATGAGGCGGATTCGGATGACGAAGTCTATCATCCGGAGCTTTGGGAGAAGGCAAATCCAATCATGGCCGTTTCAGATAAGCGCGAAACGATGCTTAAAACGCTACCGAGTGAGCGCGATGTGGCGATTCAAGAGGATAAACTGTCAGCGTTTATCAATAAAAATATGAATCGTTGGAAATCCCTGTCTGATACGAGCCTGATTCCGAGTGTGGATGACTGGGAAAAATGCACGAAAAAAGATTTTGATATTGACGGTCGGGATGTTTACATCGGCATGGATCTTGGCAAGTCTTCCGACAATTCAACAAATATTTTCAACTTTCCCTATATGGAGAACGGGGAAAAACGTTGGCATATAGTCCAGCATTCCTTCATCGGACTTGGCGGTGCGCTTGGGATTGAAGGCAAGGAAAAGAAAGACGGCATTTACTATCGACGCTTGGAAAAGAAAGGCGAATGTACGATTACGAAGCTGGCCAGTGGCTATGTGGATTATGATCTCGTGTATGAGTGGTTGTGCAATTTTATTGATGACCATCACCTAAATGTCATCACGGTTAACTACGACAAATATGGCTTTGCTAGCATCATCAGCAAGATTGAAAAACAGCAGGACTGGGAGATTGTTCCGGTCGGTCAGACGTTTCAGGCACTCAAGGAGCCGACGGACCAGTTTCAAATGCTGTTCGGAGATGGCCAGATTACCCATGACGATGACGAAATGCTCAAAGGCGCGTTCACCAATGCGGTCGTTGTCGAAAATGACTACGGGAAAAAGATTGATAAATACAATGACAAGGCCGGTTTCCGTATTGATCCGGCCGATGCGACCATTAACACATTTCTGACGGCTGCTTATTATTTCGATGAGGATCATTCCGGAAAGCAATCGATTAGCGGAATGACGAATGAAGAAATTAACGCTTACTATAAATCCAGCAAATTCAGCTTTTAGAGGAGGTGCTGATATTTTGAATCTGAACAAACTCGCAGCAATTCTGATGACGAACTTTCACACCTTGCTCTTTTTAATTGGGCTGGGTGTTTTTATTTATGGTGCTTTTCAATCGAATCAGCTGTTCGGCATTTTCTCACTCGCTGGGTCCCTGATGCTTGTCGGGGTTCTCTCCGATGCTAAGCCGCCAGGCGGGAGGTGATGAAAATGCTATTTGGTAAGCGTGGAGAAAAGCGAACAAAGAACCTAGGCAGTGGGGACAACAGCTTAGGATTTGCGATTGTGGACGGTCAACTGACGGTGGCAAGTACCAGTATATCTTCCAGCCGAGCCATCCAGAACAGTGACATTTTTTCCTGCGTCAATCTAATCTCTACCGATGTCGCTCTTTGCCCGTTCAAAGTGCTCGGCGGACAGGAGCCTGTTTTGACTCAGCTATTGAATAACAAGCCGAATCAAATCACGAATGGATTCACTTTTTGGCAGGCTGTGATGGCAAATTTGCTTCTCAAAGGTAATTCTTATTGTCCTATTTACCGTGATCTAAGCGGCAATCCGGTTAAATTGGAGTTTGTCAGCAATGACCAGGTGAATGTCTTGCTTTCTGATGACTCACAGACCATTTATTATCAGTTCAATTTTACAGATGACCGGCCGTCTAGATTATTAAACGCTTCAGACGTGCTTCATTTCCGATTGATGAGTGTGGATGGTGGCATTCTTGGCAAAACCCCGCTGATTAGTCTGGTTCCGGAACTTGACCTGCAGGATCGGGTGAATTCGTTAGCGCTGAATTCGATGGATAAAGCGATTAATCCAGCAGGGACGATTAACGTCAATGAAGGTATTTTGGATGCAGAAGCCAAAGAGAATATCCGCAAGGAATTTGAAAAGGCGAATACCGGAGCCAACGCCGGACGCGTGATGGTGCTTGATCAGATGTTTACCTATCAGGGCCAGAAAGTCGATGGTGATGTGTTGAAAGGACTCCTCAGTCAGATTGACTGGACACGGACACAGGTCAGCAAGGCTTTTGCTGTGCCGATGGACATGCTCAATCAAGAATCTGAACACAGCAACATTGATCAGATTCGCGGACTGTATGCGACCTGTTTGAATCGGTATATTTATCCGATAACGAGTGAAATTCAGAACAAGCTACTGACCGATCCAAACGAACGGATGACGCTTGATATTACATCCGTGGTTGATCCGGATAATTCAAACGCTGTCAGCAATCTGACGAAGCTCGCAACCGCTCAGATTATGGATCCGCAGACAGCGCTGTCCGTTCTTTACGCCAAGGGCGGAATTTGAAAGGGGGTGATGAAGTGGTAGAAAAAGAGTTTCGGAGAATGAGCTTTGGCATTCGAGCACTTGCACCATCGGACGATACGGGTCAGAAGAAGGTGATCCAAGGGTACGCGCTTGAGTTTAATACACTAAGCGACGATCTCGGAGGCTTTAGGGAGACGTTAGCACCGAATTGTTTAGCAAATTGCGACCTGTCTGATGTACGGTGTTTTATTAATCATGATCCGAACATGATTTTGGGACGAACAGGTAAGAATCTTGAATTGACTGTTGATCAAAAAGGGCTTTCCTATCAGTGCGAATTACCAGACAGGGGCTATGCTGATGATCTATTCAGCAATATCACTGACGGTCTGATTACGCAGTGTTCATTTGGATTTATGGTTGACGCGGACGGACAAGCATGGTCAGAAGATGGAAACGGCGATTACATTCGCACGATTACCGCCATTTCAGAGATTTTCGATGTTTCTCCTGTATCTGTCCCGGCTTATCGGCAAACAGAAGTGACAGCCGCGCAGCGCTCTCTGGATGGATTTAAAAAATCGCAGTCCGAGCAGATCGGTGAAGAGAAGCAAAAATTAGAACTCATGAAAATCAGATTAAAACTGGAGGGATTAGCTTGACACTTAAAGAATTAATGGCAGCGATTAAAGCCAAAGAGGAAGCACGAAGCAAACTGATTACGGAAACTAAGAAACTGACCGATGGCGAGAATCCGGACATGGAAGACATTAACAAGCGGATGAAACAGATCGATGAGGCAAAAGTGGAGATCGGCAAGCTGAATAATGATCTGGAAACTCGTCAGAAGCTGGCTAAATTTGAAGAGGAACAAAAGAAAGCCGGAACGAAACGCAGCGGAGTGCACATCGTCGAAGATGGCAAAAAATCGAAAGAACACCGTGAGGCCATCAATAAATTTATTCGCAGTAAAGGACAGACCCGTGATGGGCTTGTCTCGGATGACGTTGGCGTCACGATCCCGGAAGACATCATTTACCAGCCGGAATCGGAAGTGAGTACTGTCGTCGATCTGGCACCGCTTGTCAACACCGTGCCAGTTCAGCATGCACAGGGCACCTATCCGATTCTAAAGCGCGCGACGGATAAATTTAATACCGTTGCGGAACTTGCAGCGAACCCGCAGCTGTCCAAACCAGAATTTACCGATGTCAGCTATACTGTAGCAACTTACCGTGGAGCGATTCCGCTGTCTCAGGAAGCGATGGATGATTCAGATGTGGATCTGACGGGCATTGTCAATCAGGGCATTCAGGAGAAGAAGGTTAATACGAACAACGATGCGATCGCAACGATTCTCAAATCGTTCACTGCTGCCCCAATGTCTTCCGTTGACGATTTGAAAAAGATTGTCAATGTCAGTCTTGATCCGGCTTACAGCAAGACCATTGTCTGCTCCCAGTCGTTTTATCAGGTTCTGGATACTCTGAAAGACGGTAACGGTCGGTATCTTCTGCAGGATTCGATTACAGCGGCCAGCGGAAAGACTGTCCTTGGTATGCCGGTTGTAGTTGTTGGCGATAC